CATGGTCTTGCGACCTGCTACCATGTGAGGGCGACCCCGCATGGCACATACAAGGCGACGCGCTCGCCGCCACGCGCACCTCGCAATGGGATATGATGATCGCGCACCCGCCCTGCACTCATCTGGCCGTGTCAGGCGCGCGCTGGTTCAAAGACAAGCGCGAGGAACAGGCGCAAGCGCTCGCCTTCGTGCGCGACCTGCTGGCCGCGCCCATCCCGCGCATTGCGTTGGAAAACCCCGTCAGCATCATATCGAGCCGGATACGCAAGCCCGACTGGATCATCCAGCCTTGGCAATTCGGGCATGGCGAAACGAAAGCAACCTGCTTGTGGCTCAAAAATCTTGCGCCCTTGCGCCCGACTAATATTGTGGAAGGGCGCACCCAACGCGTCCACCGCATGTCACCCGGCCCGAACCGCTGGCGCGAACGCAGCCGCACCTATCAAGGCATCGCCGACGCGATGGCTGACCAATGGGGGAACCTATGATCACCACCACAACCCACGCCGACGCGACGCGCACCGTGACCTACTACGGGCGCCTGCTGGGCCACTACGCCGCCGTCCGCTATAAGCGAACCCACGCCCGCGCGTGGCGCTGCGTGACCGTCCTGGGCGCGCTGGGCTACGCCCGCAATGAGGCAGACGCCCGGCGCTGGCTTATGGAGATGGCCCCTTGAGCTACTATGACGAGCTAATGAACCACTACAAGGCCGTGCGCGCTCGCCTAGACGGGCCGCCGCCCGCGCCGTGGCGTCAACCGCCGACGCCCGACCCCAAGCTGATCGTCGAACTTGCCGTTGAGATCGACGTGGAGCTTGAAAGCGAGATCCGCGAGGAACTCAAAGCGGAACTCAGGGGCGAGGTCAAAGCGGAGGTGGAAGCGGAAATAAAATCGAACACGCCGCCTGCGCCGCCCATCATACCGCCACCCCGCGCCGCCAGACGCATCGCACAAGAGGTGCTTGCACCCCACGGCATGACCTTCGAACAAGCGATGGGGCCAAGCCGCTGCGCGCCCTACATTGCCGCGCGGACCGCCGTGTACGTCGCCCTGCGCCGTCATGGGTGGTCGCTCAAGAAGATAGCAATATTCTGCCGTCGCGACCACACGACCGTTTTAAACGCACTGCAACCAAAGGAACGCAACAGATGAGCATCACAGATCAGATCCTGAGCGAGCGCGAACAGACCCACGGTCTGTTTCGCGAAGTCGCGGGCTACTCGCAGGCGATCAAGAACGTCATGCGCACGTCACGCAATTGGAACCGCCTCGACGTGGCGCAGGCGCAGGCGCTTGAGGTCGTCGCCGACAAGGTGGCGCGCATCCTGTGCGGCGACCCTAGCTTTTTGGACCATTGGCAGGACGGCGCGGGCTACTTCGAGCTGGTCGTGCGCGACCTGGCGCAGGCGCAGGCGCCCGCCGCCATGCCCCGCGCTACCATGCCAGACAGGCCCGACGATGAGCCACTGGACGCGCCTGCGTTCCTGACGGAGGGGCGGGGATGATGCTGCAACTCAATCCGACCCTGCCGCTCACCACGCCGCTGGGGCGGGCGCTGGCGCACTTCCTGATCGACAACGGCGACGAACACCATCTGCTGTGGGTTTGCATCCAAGACGACACTGGCGAGATCTGGGTCTGGCCCAACCCCCAGGTGCGCGGGCGCAACAATCCAACGATGGGGAGGAAGATAGATGAGTGATGATCTTGTGACGCGGCTGCGGGCCGAGGCGCTGATCGCCGACGAGGACTGGACCGGGATTTATCAGATCTCGCCTAATCTGGCGTTTGCCGCAGCCGACCGCATCGAGAAGCTGGAGGCGGCGCTGCGGGAGATAACGGTTACATTTTGGGATCGCAAAGAAATTGAACAGATAGTAATCAAAGCACTGGAGGGGAAATAACATGGGCGCTTGGTGGAACGACGAACATACACTTTGGCTGGTTACACCAGAAGAGTTTGCGCGACTGCCGGATGGTTTTGAACTTACCTGCATCGACGGAGACACTGCCGTAAAAGGAAAAGACAAAATTGATGACGACACTCGCTCCGGCCACCTAGCTTATGGCGCAAGCAAAGAAGCAATTTTAAAAGCACTGGAGGGGAAAGATGACTGATGATCTTGTGAAGCGGCTGCGCCAATGGGACTGCGGCGAAAGCACTTGGGGTTTGCTTGAGAGTGCAGCCAACCGCATCGAGAAGCTAGAGGCGGAGTTACATCACTGCTTTCACCGTATTGAAGAACTACAGGCAGCGCTGCGGATATTGGCAAACATTACAGATTGCGACACTGAAGGCAAACTCCCAGTTGACACTAAACTGACGTGGGCGCGTCAAAAACTTTTTGATGTTAGACAGCTTGCCCGCAAAGCACTGGATGCAAAATAAACCTTTACACCATCGCGCTGACGTGCGATGGTTCACCGTCAACCAAGGGGAGTCTGACATGTTTAAGATTGGTATCAACGAACATGACGAAGTTGCATATGTGAAGATCCAGATCGCGGCCAAGGCGATCCATGAAGCGGCGCTGCTGGCGTACTACTGCGAAGGCCGCAAGAAACAGACGTTCCATGACGAGATGGAACGTGAGATTGAAGAACTGCTGACATTGTTGGGCGTTGACGACCGCGCGACCGCCTGCGCCATTAATGACACCGTTGAGACGCTGGAGTATCGCATCGAGAACCTACGTGCTAACCTGCGCGTGATTGAGGATCTGCCCCCACGCGAGATTGAAGACGCATGGCCTGCGGCGACACACGCTTTGCGCGAAGATGATGAACATGCGGCGCTTGCCGCTAAACAGATCCGGTGAGAGCCGGATCGTCGGGGCACCCGCCCCGGCGCGTCAGACAGGCGTCTGACGGCCTAGTCCTAGTGTTTGTTCGACACGCCCACTTGCCCCCGGTCGCTCACGCAACCGGGGGTCTTTCGTGTCAGAAACTCTGTCAGGGTTTCTTGCCGGGGAAATCGCGCACGTTACTCTCCGCGCTGGCGATGGGCTCCAGCAAGTTTCGCAGATAGCTCTTAGTCTGCGTCCGCGCTAGATCAGGCGCGGCGTAGATGTGCCGCTTACTGGAATGCTCGAACGACCCAATGCGCCCCATGTCCACCCATCCAGCTTCCTTGAGCGCGTGCAGCAGCGCCGCTTGGGGGATCTTGACGCCGCCAGGCGCGCCACTGGTTAAGCTCTCGCAGATCTTAAAGAACGGCGTAGCAATGACGCCGCGCCTGAACTCGTTCGACTTGGCGCGGATCTGTTCCAAGATGTAAGACTCCGCGATGGACATGCCCGACTCGATCAAATTTTCCTTGAACTCGGTCCACATGGGCGGCGCTGCCGGGTTGAACTTGGACACGTCGCGGTCAGCCAGCCATCGGGCGATTGTCTCGAACCCACCCGCCCGATACCAAGTCCACATCGCCTGCGCCTCGTCGGCAGGCATACGACCGGCGGCGCTCCAAATACAGAACCAACGGCGGTCGCCGCTGCTGATCGAGATCGGGACGGGATCGTTCGTGAACGCCAGCACCAGCATCCTGTTGACCATGTCGTAGGGGTGCAGACCCTTGCGATTGATCGGCAACGTCTCCGGTGGGGCGGCGATGATAGGTTTCAACTTGTTGGCAAGGGTGCGGCGCTCTTTGGCGTCGGGCTCCTTCAATTCGTTCAGGATCAGGATCTCCGACTCCAGCGCGTAACCCCATTGCGAGGTCAGGCCGTCGTTGTCCACCAGACCACGGTTCTTGAGACCTGGCCCGCAGACCGCCCAGATGGCGGGTGCCCACATCGTATCCTTGCCGGAGCCCTCGTCGCCGCCGTGCAGGATCGCGTGGTTGACCTTGACGCGGGGGTTCTGAAGCTTGAACGCCATCACGTCGAGGCAGTGGTTCAACTCGGCCTCTTCAGGCACCAGCACCCGGCAATGGTCCAGCCACCGGGACACGTCGCCGGACGCGACGCCGCTCAGGTCAGGCCGCGCATCGCGCCAGCGGTTGCCGTACACGTCGCCGTCACGCGACACCAGCACCCCGTCACCCGCAGCGTAGGTGATGCCGCGCAGCAGGCGGGCGTTGGCGGCGCTGCGGTTCTCGTCGTAGCAGACGCTGGCTTCGATCCGGCGGGCGCTCTTGCCGGTGACGTGGATGCTCTTGCAGTTGACGTGACGGAAGATGGCGTTGAAGCTGCCCCGGCTGATCTCGGTGCGGGCGTCCATGTCGAAGTAGGCGTCATCCTCTACGATGTAGGCGAACCGCTCGTACCAGCTCGCCTTGTCAACGCGCCCGACCTCCTTGCGCTCCACCTCGGCGATGACCTTGGCGGCCTCGTCGGGAAACGCCTCGGTCGGCGACAGCTTGGACATCGCCGCCTGCATGTGCTGCGCCAGCAACTCGTCGCGCAGACCGGGTGAGACGCGCGGGCCACCGTTGTCATGCACCCACGCCAAGAACGCCTGCGTGTTGAAGCCCTCGCAGTGGCCGTGGTAGCAGCAGAACGAGCGGTCCAGCGGCTTGTAGCGGGCTCCGATCTGGCCGTCCGTATGCTCGGCATGGTTCGGGCAGACGATGCCCATCCAACCCTCTGGGTTGACGTGCGACAGCACCAGACCCTTGTCGTTGAGCCACTCCAGTACGCTGTCCTTGCCGGTGTCGCGCAGCTTAAAATTTAAATGGGACACGGTGGCTGCTTCACCCGGCGTGACGCCCAGCGCCTCGCAGATCTGCGGCAGCGTGTACTCGCGATCAGGATGGAACTCAACCAAACGTGAACGGAAAAGATCCCGACCGGGCTTCAGATTGACTGATCCGGGAATGCGAAAATTACGTACTGGGTTGGTTGCGCCGGGGTCCGTGTAACCCGCCTCGGCGATGGCGGTGATGGCGGCGCTAAACTCGCCCTTGGACGGCTGATCGGTGAAACCGTAGCCCCACTGGAACGACCCCTCGCTGGTCTCCATGACCCATGTCGGGGGCAGGGGCGGCACTTTGGATTTGGTGCCGATGTCGTCCAGCATCATGCAAAGGACGTAGTCACAGTTGGCTGCGCTGGCGCTGGGCTTGCCGTCGAGAAAGCGCGACGCCATGAAGGAGCCAGTGTTGAGATACCACGCCTCACCCTCCGCGCGGCGCTTGGTGGGCATGTACGCGGGCCAAGTGTACTTCAGCGAACCGTCGAGGAAAGTCTGCTGCTCGCCGTCGCGCATGACGGGCTTCTGGCGCACCAGCAGCGCCGTCTCGCCCGCTGGGGCAAGCCCCGTGATGTAATCGTAGAATTGTTGTTCTTGCATGTCCTACCCCTTCCCGTAGCGTGTCATCGTATGCG